GGGTCAAGCACATGCTTACAGCGGCGAAACTTGGCAAGCCGACATCACACTGCCGCCAATGAAACGTGCGGATGCGGAACAATGGATTGCGTTTTTGGTTAGCTTGCGTGGGCAATACGGCACATTCTATCTTGGCGATCCCAGCGCAACATCACCGCGCGGCACTGTATCGACTAACAGTGATGTAAATGCTGCGACAGGTAGTGCGGGTAGTCGTACAATATCTTGTACAATTACATCAGGTGAAACCTTACTTGCTGGCGATTACATCCAGATTGGCACTACGTCCAACCGCACATTGCACAAGGTGCTGGAAGATGTGACAGGTACAGGATCGGCACAAGATGTAGAAATCTGGCCCGCCTTGCGCGAAAGCAAGTCTAGCGCGGGTGTGAACATCCTGAACACAACTGGCAAGTTCCGCTTGGCAAGCAATGAGCAAAACTGGTCAGTCAATGAGGCCAGTATTTATGGCATTACATTTGGAGCGTTTGAAGCGATATGAGTAGAACAGTTCCAGCCGCCTTACTTACTGCGCTTGATGGCGATCAGATTGAAGTTTTCTATGCGGTCGATCTGGCCTTTGATGCTGGCAATATGCGCTTGTGGACGGGCTACGGCAACAAAACAATCGGTGGGCAAACTTACACTGGCACAGGCAACTTGCTTACCATAGACGGCTTAGAGGAAGCGTCAGACCTATCTGCGCGTGGCACCACGCTTACACTGAACGGGCTAGACAGTTCAATCATCAATTATGCGCTGACTGAAGAATACCAAGGTCGCTTAGTGACGATCTATTGGGGTGTGGGCAGTGAAACTGTTGAAGTGTTTAGTGGCTATATGGATAAGATGACGATCCAAGATGCGGCTGAAAGTGCAACAATCAGTCTGACCGTGGAAAGCCGTCTAATTGCCTTGGAGCGTCCGAATATTCGCAGATATACGCGGGAAAGTCATGCGGGTGTAAGAACCGCAAAAGGTTTGTCTGGCAGCGATACATTCTTTGATTGGGTCACTAAGCTACAAGACAAACAAATCGTATGGGGCAGGGCCACAGAAAATGGTGAAGCCTGATTTAGACGCGCTGAACGGTTACATCAGCAAAGTACGCAATGTGCCGTTTCAGTGGCATACCAACGATTGCTTCATGTTTACCAACAATGCTTTCCGCGCAATGTATGGCGAAGGTTGGGCAGATGATTGGGTGGGGCAGTACACAAAAAATGGGCTGTACCTAAAGCGGGACGAATTGCGTAAGGTATTCAAAGCCAACACACTAGAAGAAGCGATTGACCGTAAGATGAAGCGTATCGACTATATTCCCCCGAAGGGTGCGCTAGTCACGACTGACAAAGTGCGCAGATGGGTCATAGGCGAAGCGATGGGCATAGCAATAGGCACAAAGGCTATCTTTGTAGGGGAAAAGGGTGTAGTTTCTACGCAGATAGACTTCATCACGAATGCATGGGTTAAGGCATGAAATACAGGCTAGGCGACATCACGGTTAAGCATTGGAACGATTGGGATCGTGTGCCGCGTGACCCGACAACAGTTGGCTCGTTTATTCTTAAATCATTAGGCGCAACAACTTTAGCCACTAGCGCGATTGCATCCTTTGTTGTCGGCTATATCGCAATCACCGCCGTAACATCATGGGCATTACGCGCACTTGCACCGAAGCCTTCATTTGGCGGTGCTGGATCGCGCGGCCTACTGGTCAACGCCCGTGAAGCTACTGCGCCACAACAGATAGTCTACGGTGAAATCCGTAAGGGCGGCACGGTTACATTTATCGAAAGCACTGGCGATACGAACCAGTATTTGCATCAGATCATTGTGCTTGCTGGCCATGAAGTGAACAGCATTGGCGACATTTACATCAATGATGAAACCGTCACATTGGATGCAGATGGTTTCGTTACTGATGCGAAGTGGCAAGACGGTGACAGCAATTCCAAAATCCGCATTAAGAAGCATACAGGCGCAGACAACCAAACGGCAGACAGTGATCTAGTTAGCGAAACATCAGTTACATCTGACTTTAAAGGCGAAGGCATTGCGTACATTTATGTGCGGATGGAATACGATCAGGACGTTTTCGCTGAAGGTGTGCCGCTATTTACTGCGAAAGTGCAGGGTAAAAAGGTTTACGATCCGCGCACATCCACAACCGCATATTCGGCAAATGCGGCGTTATGCATTCGTGACTATCTTGTTTCCACTTATGGCCTAGATAATTCAGGCGATGTGAATGATGCCTACTTTCAAGCGGCGGCTAATACATGTGATGAAAGCGTCACCTTAGCTGGTAGCGGCGGTGAAAACCGCTATGAGATTAACGGCGTTGTAAGCCTAGACCAAACCCCGTCTGACATCCTTGGCGACATGATGACGGCTTGCGCTGGCACGTTGTTCTGGGGTCAGGGTGAATGGCACCTAAAGGTTGGCGAATATACATCATCAATCAAGACATTTACGCTAGACGATCTGCGTGGCCCAATTAACCTAGACACTAAGCATAGCCGCCGCGATAACTTCAACATTGTGCGCGGCACGTTCAATGATGCCGATCAAGGTTACATTCGGGCTGACTATCCTGAAATCAGATCATCAGCATTTATCGCAGATGATAACGGCTTAGAAAGTGCGCTTGATCTTGCGCTGCCGCTGACAACATCTGCATCAATGGCCCAACGCCTAGCGAAGATGACGCTATTCCGCGCACGGGAGCAGATGACCTTCACGGCTGATTTTGGCCTAGAAGCCTTTGAGGTAGAGTGTGGCGACATTATTGCTTTGACGATTGACCGTTATGGCTGGTCGGCAAAAGAGTTTGAGGTAGTTGGCTGGAAGTTCCGCAATGATGGTGATGCGGGCGATCTACGGGTTGGCCTTACGCTACGCGAAACATCATCTGCCGCATTTAGTTGGAGTGCAGAAGAAAGCGATATTACGGGCAATGATAGTACGCTGACTGATCCAAGGTCGTCTATCAATATAGCAAGCCTAACAACATCTGGTGGTGGCCGCACAACGTCTGATGGTACGTTTATCAACAGTGTCATCGTATCTTGGACAGCACCAACGAATAGATTTATCACGCACTATGATGTTGAATGGAAGGCGGTAGCCGATAGCAACTATGCGGCCACAACCACAACTGAAACTAGCATTGAACTTAGCCCACTTGTAGATGGCGTGGAATACATCATTCGCGTTAGGGCGGTGACAAGCAACGGTCGGCGCGGTGATTTTGTTACGGCCACCTTTACGGGCGGTGGTGACGTTACGGCACCCGCACTGCCAACAAACATAAGTGCAAGCGGTGGTTTCAAATATATTACGATTGAATGGACTAATCCGACTGACACTGATTTGAACTATGTGGAAATCTATGAAAACACCACTAATTCATCGTCTGGCGCAACCAAGGTAGGCATTTCGGCTGGCAATACATTCACCCGAACAAATCTTGGCCTGAATGAACTTAAATACTACTTCCTAAAGTCAGTGGATTATTCTGGCAATGCATCTGCATTCACATCTGGCGTTTCAGCTACCACAACATTCCTAGATGATGCCGACTTTGAAAATGGCGTTAGGCAGTTATTCATTGATGCTGGTTTGGATATTATTGAACCGGTTTCATCACTTCCAGCGGCGGGTGACTTCACCAATCAGCAAGTATTTTTAACAACTGATAATAAGTTGTATTATTGGGACGGATCAGCATGGCAAGAAGTCGTTGCAGATGCTTCTATTGGTGCTGGTGAAATCACTGCGACAGAAATTGCGGATGGGGCTATCTCAACACCCAAACTTGCGGCCAACGCAGTGACGGCAGCAAAAATTAGCGGTTCAACTATTACCGGCGACAAGATTGTTGCGAATACTATTACAGGTGGCTTGCTTGCTACATCTGGGATTATTACCAGTGCGGCACAAATTGATAATGCATTAATCACAAATGCTAAAATACAGAATGCGGCGGTCGATACCCTAAAGGTTGCCGGCGACAGCATTACAATCACTGACTTTACAGACTTTTCAACGCAGTCAGGCAGTGGGCCTTATACATTTAGCACAAGTGTGTACATGGCTTATTCTGGCGATATTGTGGCGTTTGGTAATTTGGAAATGTTTGGCACGGCTGGTTCAGGTGATACGGCAACATTTCAGCTATATATTGATGGCACAGAAATGACGGGCATAAATTATACCGGTGATGGGTTGCTTGGCTTGCAAACTATGGCGGGGTCAAAATCAGTTTCCACTGGTACGCGAACTGTCTATGTATATGTTAGCAACCTTTCTGGCATTGTTAGCCCATCGGCCGATTGCCAAATCACGATATTTAGGCGGTATAGATGACACGTTACACAAAATACAACGTTGACACAGGCGAAATTGATTACACCTTTGACGGCAGGGCAGATGAATTGCACTTGCATCAGCCGTGCATTGAGGGCGAATATACCGCAAAAGAATACACTATTGTTGACGGTGCGCCCGTTAGAAGGCCGCAAACCGACATTGACCAAGCCGACATAGATCGTGCATGGCTAGACTTACGCAATCGTCGCAATGGTTATTTGACGGATTGCGATTGGACGCAAGCGGTAGATGCGCCGTTGACTGATACGCAAAAGCAATCTTGGCGTGATTATCGTTCGGCTTTGCGGTCACTTCCAGAAAACACCACTGACCCCAGAAACCCAACTTGGCCTAGCAAACCAAGCTAAAATGCGCTAGAATGCGCTTGCATATGCTTAAAACTACGGAGTTCGTAATATGGCAACCTTTAACAAAGTGAACGATTTCGTTGAAAACGCAGTCCATAATATGGACTTGGAAAGCGATCAAATCGTTGTAGCACTATCAAACACAGCCCCAGCATCAGAAACATCTGATCCATCAGCGGATGGCAACGGCATCTTGGGCAACGTCACTGAAGTGGCTTACACAAATCTTTCTTCACGCAATGTCACAACATCATCTTCAAGCCAAACATCTGGCACATATAAGTTGGTATTAGCTGACATTACGTTGACTTCAACTGGCGGCTCTACTGGCCCGTTCCGTTATGTGTACATTTATAATGATACAGTAACATCACCAGCCGATCCGTTGATTGGATATTATGATTACGGTTCATCATTGACGCTAAACGATGGCGACAGTCTTACAGTAGACTTCAGCGCAGCAAATGGTGTTCTACAAATCGCATAAGGTGACGCATGGTCGTTCTAGCAAATCGCGTAAAGGTTGCCACGGCGACAACAGGAACTGGCACAATCACCCTTGGGTCGGCAGAAACTGGTTATCAGTCTTTTGCCGATGGGGGTGTGTCGGACGGTGACACAGTACGTTATCTGATTGAGGACGGCAGTAATTGGGAGGTCGGTTCTGGTGTCTACACGGCAAGCGGAACTACACTTTCACGCACAGTCAGTGAAAGCAACAATTCTGATGCGGCCATAAGCCTATCAGGTTCAGCTATTGTGATGATAACGGCAACCGCTGAAGATTTAGCACTTGATGAAGATTATGGCCTTATCACTGGCACAGTCGCATCATTAGATGATTACGGGAGCATTGCATAATGGCAAAGCAAGTACAATTCAGACGCGGTTCAACTAGCCAACACAGCACGTTCACAGGCGCGGTCGGTGAGGTCACAGTAGATACGGACAAAGATGTTGTTGTTGTCCACGATGGCTCTACGGCTGGTGGCTTTCCACTGGCGCGGCAGCTATCCGATCTTGGCGTTACTGCAACGAGCGTAGAGCTTAACTACGTTGACGGTGTGACTAGCGCGATTCAAACGCAGCTAGACGCTAAGATGACACCAACCTACACAGGTGATGTGGACATTACTGGCGAGTTGATCGTTGACAGCTACAACGAAACCTACGCAGCGGTAACATCAACATCCAACGCTACGACAGTAGACTGTGAGGCGGGTAACGCATTTAGCCACACACTGACAGAGAACACCACGTTTACGTTCAGCAATCCGCCAACAAGCGGAACGGCTTATAGCTTCAGCCTTGAAATCATTCAGGATGCCTCTGCGTCTGGGTTCACGGTCACTTGGCCTGCCTCTGTAGACTGGCCTAGCGCGACAGCACCTACGCTGACAGCGACAGCATCTGCGAAGGACGTTTTCGTGTTCTACACCCGCGATGGCGGCACAAATTGGTATGGCTTCACGGCAGGTCAAGCACTGGGGTAAGTAATGGCGACTAAAAAGAAACTGTTAGAAGCTGCTGC